TCGGCGGAGTCCCCAAACCTCCAGCCGCCGTCGTAATACGCGGCGGCTGCGTCGTGCGCCGCCGCGTTGCCGTTAGCAGCGGCGCGGGACGCTTCCATTTTTTTATCCATTTTTTTCTCCTTTCACACCAGCGACTTGTATATAGTAGAGAGTGCGCCACACTCTCTACGGGTTCTTTCACATAGGCGCTACAGTATAGCGTCTATGTCAGAGAGCCCGACACTGCCGCAGCAGGTAAAATCCCTGCTGCGCCTATGCCATACTCTAGGCGGTGACATAGCCCGCCGTATCCTTGGCAAGATACGCGCCCTTGTCGAACTCTACGCCCCGACAAGCAGGCAACAGCGGCTGTTTACAGGCACGCCGCCCTCCTGGCTATTCGGTTTTCAAGGTTCAAGGTTAAGCGGGTTTCTTAACCTTGAGCAAAGTATACAATATCTTTTTAGCTTTGTCAAGCACTTTTTTAAAAAATTTAAAAAGATTTTAAGAAGTAAAGCTGTAAGTTGCTTGCTGCCGCATTCTGTGATATAATGAGTGTAAAACATAGCAGCAGGAGGTGCAGGCACATGGACGCAAAAAGCGCCATAAGAGCCGCCCAGGCAGCAAGCGGAGAGCCAGCGTATAAAACCGCTGCGCGCCTTGGCATGACGCCGGCGGCATACAGTAGTTTTTGCAGCGGCCTCGCGCAGGTTGACCGCTTCGCGGGTGTGATTGCTGCCATTGGGTGGAAGCTTACCATTTCAGATGGAGAAGACACCGTGTTAGAAATCACGCAAGCGAGAGACCCAGCCGCGACTGACGGACGGACGAGGAGATCTATAGAAGAAAAAAAGAAAAAAGCCAGATCCACTCCGCGAGGACGTTAATTTTAAGCCATAGAAAAAGCGCAAGACATATATATATAGTATATGGTATCTTGCAGTACATACTTTCGTGGTAACAGATTCGAGACCGCATGGATGCTGACCGAGATGGCAGGAGAGAGCAAAGCAATGATGTATAAATTTTTGCCGAAATTGTTTTGGCAAAACGCGTTTTGCGCACTGTAGTTAGGAAAAGAACACAGGATACGTGTGGGATTCAGGTCTTAGTGTTCGTTGTTCGTTCGATGTTCGTATATCAAACGTGTAATGGTAGCGGACTGAATTGGGTTAAGATTACACTTCACCACGTTGAATAAAAATGAAATTGTGTGAAAATCACGAAAATTAACATAATGTCTATTATCGGACGTAAATGTTCTGCGTTGTTTGCATATATACGAACGGCGCAGAACTGCGACAATTTGCTGGACGTCGGTACGCGTAAGACAAACAGCGTATGAAACTGCCAACTGCTAATTTGATTTTCAACTGGCGGTTGCCGAACCGAGGTTAATAGCTGTATTGCCCCTGTTTAGAGCCCACTTTTGGTGGGCTCTAAATTTTACGGATAGGGCTTTCTGCTTTCGGAGAGATTGTTTTGAATAATTCGGAGAGGGCATGTGCCCTGCGCAATTCGGGAACACATACGGGGGCGGGGGCGATTGCCCGCACCCCCCCCCGTCTTTATATAGGGTGGTACGCATCGATTAAAGGTAAACGCAGGAAATTGTAAAATCTTTTGCGCCATTCCCGAATGGCAAGCAGAAAGCGGCATGTCAATGATATAATGAGATAAGAGGAGCTGGAGAGACGAAGATGAATGAAAACTTAACCATAACGCTCCAAAAGGAAGTGCCGTCGCGGTGGAGTGACACCAAAGGGTACGCGTTTGGGAGCGCACACAATATACAGGTAACAAATGCGGACGAGCCCGTAATTCCTGAAAGCATAAAGCCGATGGAATACGGGTATTTGTATTTGTTGGCAAAGCGTATGCACAGCGGCACGAATCTGATACGCACAGGCAGGAGAGACCAGAATCCAATGAGCGTGCCGAAGATGGCGGAATATTTACGACTGAGTGAGGAAACAACGCGGAAGTTTTTGCGAAAGACGCTTAGGCTGGGAATAATAGCACGGTTAAGAGTGGTATGCGGAAGGAAGGTGCAGGACCGCTACTATATGAACCCACTGTATTTTTTGAAGGGAAAGTGGCTGACGCCAACGGTTTACTGGATATTCAAGGGCAGCTTGGACAAGGTGCTGCCGGCATGGGTGCGCGAAAAGTTTGAAGAACAGGACGCCGAAAGCAGGCCGCAGAAAATTTGCCTAAGCGGCGGGCAGACAACGGAGCTGGTATACCGGATGGAGGAAACGAAAGAGGGGGAAGTGGAAAATGCCCAGAAAATGGAATGAGTTTGATGGGTACATACCACTGACGCAGCAACAGGAAACGTACTGCAAGTGCATAGTGAAGGGGTATACGCCGGACCAGGCGAAAAGGAATGCGGGATATTCTGCGTCTTACGCTATTCCCAGTGCAACAATGGTCAAGATGAAAGCACGGATAGCTCAGCTGCGCGCAGCGAGCGGCGGAACGTTTGTGCTGGACGTACAGGCGCGGAAGGCTGAGCTGAGTGAGATAGCGACAAACAAGCACAACAGCAACCGCGACAGAATGCAGGCAATAGAGATACTTAACCGCATGGATGGATTGTATACGGCTAAGTTGGAAGTGAAGAGCGAGAACAAGGATGATAAAGCAATAACATTCGCATGGCAACCGTACACGCTTCAGGAGCCGCAATCGGCGGAAACAGATGGAGGGGCATCCACAGGCGATACAGGGGGGGAGGTATCTCTGGGCGGCAGACCGCCTTCGTTTAATGAAGGGGAAGTGTTGGAGGCGGAGGTGGTAAGAAGTGAGTAAAAAGGTGGTGTTTCCGTACAAGCCACGGCGTCTCTGGGCGACAAAGTTGCATCCTGAGATAGACAGGCACAGATTCAGCGTGCTGGTAATGCACAGGAGATTCGGCAAAACGGTTGGGACGCTAAACCATATGATAATGAAGGCTGTGCAGTGCGAGTTGCGGTCGCCACAATACGCATACATAGCACCGTTTCGTAATCAGGCTAAGCAAATAGCATGGACACACCTGAAGTATTACACCGGCGTAGTACCGGGGATAAAAGTGAACGAGACAAACCTTTACGTTGAGTTTCCGAGCATAGTACAGGGCAGTACGGTCGGCGCACGGATACAGATAGTTGGCGCGGACCACCCGGACGCACTGCGCGGCACGTACTGGGACGGTGTAATACTTGACGAGTTTGCGCAGATAAAACCGGAGCTTTGGAGCGAGGTAATACGTCCATCACTGGCAGACCGCAAGGGATGGGCGATATTCATAGGCACTCCGAAGGGGCAGAACGCATTTTACGACAAGTACCGCGAAGCGGTGAGGGAATATGGCGAAAATCCAGGTGGAGAGTGGTATGCAGATCTTGTTGACGTAGACCACAGCGGAGTGCTGGACGCGGCTGAAGTGGAGAGCATGAAAAAAGAGATGACGGACATTGAGATCCGTCAGGAGCTTTACTGCGACTTCACGGCGAGTGCATTCAATGTGGTAATTCCCCTGGACGTTGTGTATAAATGCCAGAATTTCAAGGTACCTGACGCTGTGCTGACAGACAGGCGTTACGTGCTTGGCGTGGACATAGCACGTTACGGCGACGACGACAGCGTTATATGGCGGCGCAGGGGTGCAAAATTTTACAAACCGACTGTTATACACGGGGCGGACACAATGGAGATGGCGGACAGGATAGCCTACGAAATAGACGAGTGCGACCCAGTCGCTGTATTCATAGATGAGGGCAGCATGGGGGCAGGTGTGATAGACAGGCTGAATCAGATGGGATACAGGCGTCCGGTGATACCGATAGCCTTCGGCAGCCGCGCAATGAACAGCAAGAGATACATAAATGCCAGAAGTGAGATGTACTTTCGCCTTCTGGCATTTTTAAGCAGGGGCGCCGAGCTGCCAGGGGTGCCAGGGCTGAAGGAAGAACTTTCGGTTACGGAGTACCGATTTAAGCCGACAGGACAGATAGCACTTATAGAAAAAGAAACGATAAAGAACATGCTGGGACGGTCGCCGGATCTTGCTGACGGACTGGCGCTGACAGTGGCGAGGGATGTAAGGGAGCCGGCGCTTGCTGGGCGAAGCGTGAGGAAACTTGCAGGAGGCAAACGCAACGTGCGGCGCTGGGGTGCAATGTAACACAGGATAAGGAGGAGCGGGAAATGGACACAACAAAGGAACGGGAAATCAAGGGGATAGTCACGACACGCGTTACCATACCACAGGGAAAACGTGTGTGTATGGTAAGTAACAAAGTAAGAACACGCGCGGGATTTGCAACGGTGGGTGAGCGGTTTGCCGTGGAGCTGTGTAACGTGGAGAAGTGCAACTTATACTTTGGCGGTTCGGACGTGACGGCAGAGAACGGAATGAAGCTTGCACCTGGCGAACACCGGATGTTACAGGTACACGGAAGCAATGTGCTGTATGTTGCAGCAGCCGAGAATAAGACGGATGGATGCGTAATACTGGCAGAATACTTAGGATAAGGAGGCGAGCCGCATGCCGATGCCAAAAGGTGGAATGCCGGCAATGCAAGCCGCAAACGCAGCGGCTGGCGTAAACAACGGGCTGCAAGGCGCGCTGCAAGGCGTAGCAGGCATGAATCAGGGTGTACAGATGGCAAATCTTTCCGGGCTAATGCAGCCACCGGGCGGCGCGATGGCGCAGGGGACAAGTGCACCATCGCAGATAGGGACCGCGCCGGCGATAGGAGCGGTCGGTGTTCTGCCACCGACACCAACGCCGACGCCGACGCAGCTGCAGGCAAACGGGCTTGGCATGGTTATTCAGAAGCCGCCAGAAGTGCAGGAAATTCTGAAACAGCTTGCGGAGACATCGGACGCGAAAAACGAGCTGAGCCTGAAGACGCTGAAGAAAAAAGAGCTGGACAAGATAATGAAGGCCGTCGAGACAGGGCGGTCGATTGCGAATGCGTACTATACGGACACGGTTGAGCCGAAGATAAAACATCGCATTGACACATTTCTTGCCGATCGCAGCATGTACAAGAAAAAATTCGCAGAGCTGTCGGAGTTTTCAAATTGGGTAAGCCGTGACATAAAGACGGTGGTTGACTGGATAAAACCGAGCCTGATAGACGCATTTACTGGCGGAGACGACCCTGTTGACGTAAAAGGAGTGAGTGCAGACGACGACCTTGCCGCGCGCAGGGTACAGCAGCTGTTAAAGTACCAGCTGCAACGCAAGAACAACTACTTTAGTTTCCTTGCCGCTACGTTGAGCGACGCGCTGAAGGTGAACATGGGTGTAGCCAAGGTGTACTGGGTGCGTGAGGAAAAGAAGACGCCGTACAAGATGTTCTGGGCGGCCGACGCGCCGGAGGCAATGCAGGTATTTGACATGATTAACCAGGCGGCAATGCAGGGCGAGATTGAGATAACAGAAGTCAAAGACATAGGCGAGGGCGTGAACCCGTATTACGAAATTCACTATGATGAGATAGATGTAAAGAAAAACCAGCCGTGCATTGAGTACCTGCCGCCAAGCGAACTTCGCTTTACGCCGGAGGGGAAGACGCTTCAGGAGTGCAAATTCGTGGCGCACAGGAAGGTGGTGCAGGGCGACTACTTGAAGCGCAAGGAGCACGAAGGAATCTACCGCAACGTGGACAAGGCGATAGAGGAAGCGGGCGACACGCGACCAACGACAAGCGAGATGGAACACAACCGGGAGCTTGACGACACAAGAAGCAGGCTGGGGGACAGCGACAAGGCAACGAGACAGGTAGAACTTTACGAGTGCTACCTTGACGTCGATTACAACAACGACGGCGAGTTGGAAAGCCTGATAGTCCATTGCGTGGGCGATGTGCCGTTGTCTGTGCAGAAGAACGAGTTTGGCTGCGTACCGTTCTTTGTTGCGCAGGCGGAGTACGACCCTGCAATGGTGTTCCCAGAGGAAGGCTTTACTGACGGACTGGAACAATTGCAGGACCTCAAGACGGCACTTGTGCGGCAGGTAATAATCGCGGTGGCGAAGAACAATGTTCCACAGAGATTCGTCAACAGCAGCGTGGATTATGACGCAATGCTGATGAATGACGAGGTGATACTGGTAAGCGGGACGGAGAGCCCTGCACAGAGTGTATTCGTCCCACCTTCCATACCGATAGCAGGCGAGACAATGCAGCTTGTGCAGTACGCGCAGAATGAGATTGAAAGCCAATCGGGCAGTACGCGCTACAACCAGGGAATGGACAGCACTTCACTCAACAAGACGGCAACGGGAATAACGGCGATATTGGGACAGGCAGACAAGAGAATACGGCTTATGGCGCGTCAACTTGCCGAGAACTTTGTCATACCGATATTCAAGTACATCATACGGCTGAACGAGCGGTATGCCGAACCAGAGCAGATGGTGAGACTTACAAACGAGGCACTCGTAGTTCGACGGGAAGATTTTGACATAGACTACGACTTTGTGGTGAACGTGGGCGACGGGGCTGGGACGCGCGAGGCACAGATGCAGTTCCTGATGGTGCTTATCCAGCAACTGTATCCCGTCCTGGAACAGAAGGGGCTTATCGACACGACAAGTTGGCATTCGATTTTCAAGGAACTGCTTGAAAAGATGGGACTGAAAAATACGCAGAATTACGTGATAGATCCCAACAGTGAAGAGGGAAAGCTTAGGCTGGCGGCAATGGCACAGAAGATGAGCGAGGCGGCGCAGCAACAACAGCAGACGGAACTTGCGAGGTTGAACCTTGAGGTCGAAAAGGCGCGCACGCCGAGACTTTCGGTTCGCTACGACGACCTTGCGCCAACAAGTAAGTTGAAGCTGTTAAAGGCGTATAATCTTGATGCACCGATAGAAGAGATAAGGGAACAGGAGAAGATAATAAACCACAATGACTGGGACAGATAACGTAAAAATGGCAAAGCAGGGCGTGACGCCGCTGACGTGGAAGAACAGCGAGGCAAGGCGGGAGCTTTTGAAGACACTGGTGGAACAGGGCGAGCAGGCAAAGCTTGTAGAGAAGTTCGCCAAGGCAGCATATGCGCAGGTGTGCAAGGAAGTATTGGAACGGTTGACAGACCCGACGGCAGACCCAAAGGAAGCACAGGGACTGCTAATTGGGGCAAGGTCGTTCTATGACCTCATAATCAGGTGCATTGCTCAAGGGAACCGCAGCGACAAGGCATATGCAGAGATGTTGAAATCACGATAGGCGGACGAAGTGAAAGGAGCGGGAAGAAATGAGAAGAATGTACAGGACTAACAGAGTGTTTTACGAAGTTGACGGTAACGCCGGAAGCGCCACAGCGGATAGCGGCGGTGGTAGCGAGACGACGGTACAGTCTGGAGAGGCGACGACTGGCGCAGCACCGGAAAGCCAGGGGACGCACGAGAACGCTGCCACGGAAAGCAGGAGTGAAACCGGCACGCAGGAAACGTCACCACAGGATTCGGGGGGTAAGCCTATTGCGGAAAGCATTACACACGAGGGAACGAAACTACAGCTTGTTCCTGACCCGGTGACGGGCAGACCGCGTTTGAAGGAAGTGGCGCTTGAAAATTCTCGGAATATCGGAGAAAATACTCCACAAGCGGAGCAAACGCTGCCGACTACAGGACTTATGGCAACGCCCCAGCAGCAAGGACAGCCGGCTTCACCAACCCCGTATACTGTAGACGAGCTGGCGCTCGATCTCCAGCTTGGAACGGTGAACGAAGCGAGGCTGACCCCGCAACAGGCATTCAAGTACGGGCAGTACAAGGAACGAATGACGCAGCAGTCGGCAATCAGGCAGGCGCAGGGACAAGCGGAGAGACAGCTGGCAGCTGAAACAAACACGGCAAAACAACAGCTTGACGCCAAACGGGAATACCTGAAGAAGCTAGACGAAACAGCCAAGGAAATGGCAATGAAGGAACTGGGATTCAAGACACAGGACGACCTTGATGCCGCTGAGTACAGTGACGACGAGGAAACAGTAAAGCGTTTCGAGGATTTCAAGAGAGTTTCCGAGTACAACCGCACAGTGCTGGAACGGGACATCGAGACACGCCGTGCCGAACACGAACGCAAACAGACGGAACTTAGGGAGGTCCAGCAGGGGATCCGAGACTACGTAGCTAAAGAGATGGCGTCGGAACCGCACTGGAACGAAATAAACTCCATGCTCACAGACTACTACAAGCAACTGCCTTATGAGCAGGCGACAAAATATGCTTCTGTCGTGGAACAGATTTTAGAGAAGAAACGGCCGCTCGACCAGGCGCAGGCAGCAGTCTTAAAAGAATACTACGACAGGGCAAAACAGGAGTATTACGCGAGGTCCCACGGACTGGACAAGAACGTACGGACGCAAATTCAGAGCGGCAGAAAACCCGCAAAGGTTGAGACGCCGGGCACAGGGGCGAACATGCCGAACCGCCCGGCAGACTATACGGCGCTGCGGAACATGAGCGCGCGAGAGCGGCACGAATGGTTTGTGGGACACGGCTTTTGACAAGCCGAACCGATGAGTGAATTTACGATTGTAACGGACGCGAAGTGCTAGGTTGCACCGCTTGCCGTTATATAGACGTCACGGCAACAAAAAAGGAGTTGATATTATGCCAGCAGACGTACAGAGAGGTTTGGGCCCTAGCACTTCGCAGTCAAGCACCGGTACTGCTATCGGACATGCGGAGGACTACAGCAACATCCTCACCAACATTGACCCCAAGGGGGCCCCGTTCCTTACTCATTTTGGCAGGGCGGCGAACGGAACAGAACTTGACTGGAGCTGGTTTGCTACCAGACTGAATCCGCCAAAGGTAAATGCCTATCCGGAAAAGATGGACTACACTTTTGCCGAGGTGGGATCCATCGAGGGACTGCACAACTACCAGCAGCATTTCTACACCAGCGGATATGTTACTGACGCGCAGCGCATGAGCAAGATGATATTCGCCAAGGATGACTTCACCCGCGAGAAGGAGATCGCATTCCTTGACCATGCACATGACATTGAGTACGCGATCGCCAAGAATCGCGTTGCGCACGGCGAAACCGCTGCGGATGGTCCGGCAATGACAGGCGGAGTTCCGTACTTTATGAGTTTAAAGACGCTGGACGCGACGCTGGACGCGACCAAGGGCCTTGTGACGACCACCGCGAGCCACCACCTGAAGACCGGCGACTTCGTGTTCTTTACGGCAACGACGATGCCTGGCAACATGAGTGCGGACAAGGACTATTACGTGTACGTGCCAGATGGCAGCACGAATACATTCTACATCTACAACAACATTGAGGGTGCAGTCGAACAGATTACTACGGCACAGGTCATTCCCGAAAGCGCGGGTACGGACGTGAAGGTTAACTTGTCCAATGTACTTGACCTGAACAATGAGGCTGAGTTCACGATTGAGAATGTCAACACTGTGCTGCATATGGCGTCGCTACGCGGCGGCAGCCCAACCGAGATGTACATGAGCCCGTACAACAAGCGCCGTTTCAGCCAGCTAACGAATGCGCTTGCAACCACCTATCGCAAGCCGAGCGACGAAAAGATTACCGAGATTGCTGTAACCTACGAGAGCGACTTCGGTGTAGTGAACGCGCATTCCCATTACCGCTACGGTGACGACCGCATTGACATCTTCGACATGAACTACAACGACATCAAGTGGTTCGACCCGACGCACGCGGTAAGCGGGCTTGCCAAGACCGGTACTTATGAGAAGTTTGCAATTGAAAGCTGGGTGGGGTATCAGGCAACCCAGCCAAAGGCGAACGCATCCATCATCAACTGCAAGCGCTAGTGCTTACAGTTGATGCAATGAGAGCACCTCCTCCTTTCCACCATGCGTCCAAGCTTCGGTTACGGGTAAGGACGCATGGCCTTTTATATAAATAGCGGAACGGGACGAAACGGAATGCAAATATGCGCCGTTCGCCCCGTTTTTATGGAGAAAGAGACAGAAAATGATCCTGAACAGAGAGTTCATAGACGTGGGCGACGATAAGCACACGCTGGTAATGCGGACGACGTTCGACACGTCGGTTGCAATTGACAGGGCGCGGATGGTGCGGGAATACGACGGGAACATATTAGGGACGCCCAACGACGGCTGCGAGATAATGGGGTTTGTGCCGGAGGAGATGTGGGGATACGACATCCACCTGATAGCAGCAAGAAGCGCGCTGAGACGCAACGAGCGAGGATTGTATACAAGAAATATGCGGATGTTCTTCAAGTTCCACCCGGAGTTTGCAACACCGCACAAAAGAGCGATATTTTAGGAGACTTCGTATGATAGAAGTGAGCGACATCATACAGATGGTACGCATGAAGGCGCACGACATTGACGAGGCAAAGTATAGCAACTACGATATTATAGATGCGCTGGACGACGTGGTTGACTACATAAACAAGCAGTACAGCCTGCGCAACGCGGATTTTCTAGAAAAGAAGAAAACGTACAGTGAAAACGAAAGCGAGGGCGCTGACTTTTGGAATGACGGGGTAAGACTGCCATACGATTTTGTAAGCATTGTTGGCGTATACAGGCTGCGAGATCACTATATGATGAGCCCAGCAGCAACGCCAGAAGAAATGAGGCGGGGGCAGTTCGTTGTAATAGGAGAGAAGTTATACACGAGAGAGCACGACTTTACGTTGGTGTACAGGCGGAAGCTAGAGCAGGTTGAATCACCAAAGGATGTGATACTGCTGCCGGAACTGTTCAAGAAGACGCTTGCCAATGCAACATACCTTGCTGTGACAGGGAACGAAACGACATTCCAAGAGACGGTAGACAGTGCCGTGAGCGACATCGTGGCGGCGCGTAAGTATGCGCACGTCAAGAGGCGTATGCCGTTTTATGTGTGAGGTGGTGGGAACATGCTTGTGAGCGAAGCGTTGCAGGACGTCAGGAACAGACTGAGCGATCGCGACGCAGTGGGCGACTTTGACGACAACGAACTTGTTAGTTACATGAATCAGGCGATACATTACATAGGAAACTACCTTGTGGCTGCCGGGAATCCGCTGGTGGTAAAAGAAATGGCTGTATGCGATGGTGATGATATGCCGGACGATTATATCAAGACATGTGGATCATACTGGATGAGAGTGACGGGGCGCAAGGTAATGGTGTTGAGACACAGGCGTAAACCTCTGGTCGTGAGATACTTTTACGAATTGCCAACTGTAACAGGAACACACGCCGACGAAGAGTTACCATTGGATAATTATGCGTTTACAAACGCAATAGTGCAAATGACAGTGCTGTTCGCTATGAATCAGCAGAGGTTCAACATCCAGCAGGACCAGGCAGTCACGACGGAATGCCTTGACATTGCAAACAAGGCATTCGGACATTCGGCAAAGTAAAACAGGGCGGAGGCGAGCGACGCGATGTCCAGCACAAGGGAACAGTGGGAAACCCTAAGAAAAGAGTTGAACACGCTGGTAAATAAAATTCCAAACAGTATGAGCGGGGATGGATCCTCGTTTGCGGCAACGTTAAAGCGATTACTGCGTGAACTTATAAGAAACGTGGCGATGATGCAAGAACTGGACTCTTCCGATGGGGCAAAGACACAGGTTGAGAATCTTACGCTGACGGAGGAGGCAGAAAGCTCTACGTCTGTGCGTATAGCCGTTGCTTTTACGTATGATGGCATAGTTGATTATAAAGAAACTCAGATATGGTGCAAGACGGGGGAGAGCAGCAGCTACCAGCAGCTTGGTACGACAGCAGGGGGCTACTATACTATCCATTCCGTGTCACCGGGAACGACATATACGGTAAAGGTTATAGCTGTAAACAAGCAAGGCGGCACAGCTGATTTTGACAATGCACCCGTAGCAAGCATAACGGTAAATGGGCCATCGTACCTGCAAAGCAAGCCTGAGCAGCTAACGCTGACACTCTATACGCAAGGGCTGCTGTGGTCGTGGGCGTACAACGATGCAACAATCTATACCGACTACTTTGAGCTGCGAACGGACAATAACCCGGGTGTGGATGATTATCATCTTATAGACAGGACGTATGACCTTTCAAGCAGGAAGCTTCCTGTAGACGAGGACGGTACGGTGATGCGCGAAGGCACGGTTTATCTGTATGTGCGAAATATATTTGGGCAATACAGCGCACCGCTGGAAGAAAATTTTGAAATAGAAAAACCTGCCCGCCCTGCAGCGCCGACGCTTGTACCCACGTACTACGGCGTACAGATATATATGGAAACACTTCCGAGCGGTGCGACGGGATACAAGATACGCGTCAATGGCACCGACACGTACATCACAAAAGAAACGCCGTGGGTGACATTCCGTGGGGATGAAGAGGACATAAGTATCGAATACTGCTTTACGGATGTTGCTGGGGAAGGTGCGTGGAGTGAAGCTGTGAACGCCGCGACCGTGGGACGCACAATCGTTGGAGAGGCAGAAGACGGGCAACATGTCAAGTTTAAAGAAGCGTGGAGTGCGATACCGGCAGTACTGCTTTCCGTGAAAGCAATGCAAATTCAGAGCGCCGACACCAACATGGATAATGGAGAAAACAGCGGGACGACAGAATACGGTGACGCCAGCGCTGAAATAGTGTGCAAGGCGACAGACATTTCGACAGAAGGCTTTTACGTACGCTGCTATACACGCGTTGCGGGAACGGATACAGTAATAGCAAAAGGCACAGCGTCATTTATCTGTACCAGCATAAACCGAGAACTGTATACCGTGGAAGAAGGGGGCGGAGAAGACAGTGCAGATTGAGTTTGAGGTTGAACACCAAAGGTTGGCACTTGCAAGCGAGGCGTACATCGTGGCAGGGCAGGAACGATTTGTCGAAGCCCATTTTAAATTTCTGACTGACGACTGGGACACCATAAAAGAGAAACTTGTGTTCTTTGAACGCGACGACCTCAAGGCAATGCGGGGCGTAGACATAGAAACGGGAAACGTTTATATCCCGACAGGATGCACGGCAAACGAAGGGGTGTTTCGCCTGACATTGGTGGGCAAAAAAAGCGACAGTGATGAAGTCGTCGCAACCACAAGCACGCTGGCGCTACGTGTGCGTGAACACGAAATAACCGTTACGGATACCGACAAAGTAGACGTAGGCGCGGATTACTACATAACATGGCAGGAACTCAAAACATGGGCAGACATGGCGCAGAAATGGGCAGAAAGCGGAGAGAGCCCAGATGGCGAGACCGACGATAAAAGTCCGACCGGATATACACAAAGCTCCAAAACATGGGCAGACATGGCGCAGAAATGGGGCGCTACATCAAAAGAAGAAAGCTCAGCTGCACAAAGCGCTGCCGCTTACGCCAAAGAAGCGGCGGACAGGGCTGCGGTTTGGGATCCGGACAAATATATAAGAAAAGAAAGTGAAATGACAGCTGAAGAAACGAAAGAGATTCTTGCCCAGTTCGGAGAGATAACACCCGTGCCAAGTGGATTCTACCCGCTGACTACAGAGGAAACAATCGACATCCTTGACGATGTATTACGCGGCAATAGTGGCAGATAGGAGGTGTGAATATATGAGACAAAAATATTTTAGCCCCGCCGCAAATGCTATTGCGCTTGCAGCTAGTGGGAAGGTTGCGCCGGACAAGGAAAATATATTTGGGGAGAAAACGAGCGCGATCATCGAGGCTATTGGCGTGCTAGCCACCAACGGCGGAAACGGAAACGCAGCGATTGTGCGTCCGCTTACGATCGACGAAGTACAAGCAATTCTTGACGAGTAAAACTGAAAGGAGAATTATAGTGGCGACGATTAACGTATTGAATGAGGAAGGACTGTCAGCGTTAAAGGCATGGATTAAGAAAGGGTTTGTAGTTGTAGTAGATGGCAAGGCTTTGTCTACAAACGACTACACAACAGAAGAAAAAGAAAAACTGGCAGGGATAGCAAACAAGGCGGAGGAAAACGTCATTGAAGCAATTCAGCTCAATGGTACGGCACTTACAGTGACGAACGAAACAGTCAACATTCCTGCCGCGTCCACCAGCGCATACGGCGCAACGAAACTGAGTGATTCCGTCAGCACCAGCGATTCCGCAACGGCAGCGACAAGCACGGCGGTAAAGACGGCATACGACCTTGCCAACAGCAAGCAGTCGCCTGCTACGACGCTTGCGGGATACGGGATTAAGGACGCATACACCAAGACGGCGGTGGATGAAATCGTGGGTGGGCTCGAAACAAGTATTAGGACAGCAATCGGTTCGGCGTACCGTCCGCAAGGCAGCGTCACATTTGCAAATTTGCCCACGCCGTCAGCCGACAATCTGGGGTATGTGTACAACGTGACGGACGCGTTTACTACCACTTCTTCCTTTAAGGAAGGTGCAGGAGAAAGCGTGCCCGCCGGAACCAACGTTGCAGTTATTGCGGATGGCGACAGTTATCTGTTCGACGTACTTGCAGGCATTGTTGACCTGTCGCCGTATGCCAAGACTGCGGATATTCACGAACTGACGGCGGCGGAAGTTACCGCCATTCTTGAAGCGTAACGCTAACCGTCCGCGATTGAAACTGCACTGCGTAACATTACGCGGTGCAGCTGACTGCGAGGTGATTTGGATTTATGGCGGAAGATACAAAATATTTTGGCAAGACTGCGCTTGAAACGACACGCGACTGGATAAACAGCAAGCTTGCGGCAAAGCAGGATACGCTTACGGCGGGCGACAACATCACGATTGAGGGCAGCACCATCAGCGCAAAGACCAGCAGTGAGTCTGACATGAACGTGATGGCGATGCATAACGCGCATGTCCGCGGCAAAGTGCTGACGGACGAGTACACGCTGGATGAAATTTACACAATGATACAGAACCGCGACTACAGCGATATCTATATCGGCGACGTCATCAACGTGTCCGTCCCGGCTATCAGCGTAACCGGATTTACAGCGGCGACGACACCGTTCCTTGTGGCGGAAATTGAATCGCACAGGAACTACGGCGATACGACTACGTATGACGAGAAAGGACACATTATGCTGGTGCCAGAGACGATTCTTGGCACGGCGTACATGAATAGCAGCAATACATCAGAAGGCGCATACGACGGTTCATACATGGACAACACGGTCATGCCCGCCGTGCAGGCGGCGCTTGAATCTGCGTTTGGCGCGGCGCACGTGCTGACGACGCGTGAATTTCTGACGGCTACGGTGGACACGACGCACACCAGCAAGGGCGTACCGTCGGCAACGGGCTGCGTAACATTTAAAAACAACTGGGTTGACCGCAAATGCCGCCTGATGACTGAGCTGGAAGTTTACGGCGATGACGTTTTCTCGTCCTCGGGCGAAGATTCGCGCGGCGGGCTAAGTCACCAGATAGCGCTGTTCCGTGCAGACCATACGGCGATAGGGAACCGTTGCAATTACTGGCTGTCGGCGGTGGCGGACTCGTGGGGCTTCTGCAATGTCGACAGCAGCGGCCAGGCGGACTGCACCGGCGCGTCTTACGGGGGTGGTGTTCGCCCTCGCTTCATAATCGGGTAATCGCCGCCCCTCTGTGGGGCGGCAGGGATTGGAGGTACAGATGAGCGTAAGGGTACCCGACAGGGGACAAAGCAAGGCGGATTTTATACACAACGCCATAAGGCTGCGCAAGGAGGTGACGGAGCTTCTGCTGCGCGACTTCGGCATTAAGGGCAAAGTGTATGACGAGATAAAGACGGCGCGCATTGATGAGGCGACGCATGAAAGATTCCTGCGCGTCATAGGGCATTACGCCATGCGCGAAACAGACCGCAGGGAACTGGAGGACATAATCTGCAATTGCTCTTATGACGAAAAGACCATAGAGCAGTACCCGACGTGGCTGATTGACTATTTCCGTAAAAGCATCCTGCGCTGCCTTGAAGCACTTATGAACAACCTGTACCTTGGAAACAGCATTTATATCACAGGAGAAAGCGAATACCAGAAACGCCGCGAACACTGGAACGCGGCAATAGGCTGCGTCTACAGTATGGCAGGGTGGCTTGATTATGTCAGGCAAACGCTGCCCGCGGACGCAAACAAGTATGACAGATACCTTGACCGCTGCCAGCGGGAGATTGACATGCTGCGCGGAATCAAGAAAGCGGATAACGCCATAATTAACGGGATCCGCAAGAAAAAGGGAAACAGGGCTTAACCCGGTTTCAACGGGCATGTGCGGTTATGCGCTGGCTGTCGGCGGTGGCGAACTCGTGGAACTTCTGCAATGTCAACAGCAACGGCAATGCGAACTACAACAACGCGTCTAACGTGAATGGTGTTCGCCCTCGATTTATGGCAGGCACAACCGCAGGGAGCGGGATACACCGCAGCGGCGCTGTGCCATGAAGGCGCGCATGTCCGGCTTTTAGAGCGAATAAACGCCCCTGCCATGTTGTGCGCGGCGAACACGGCAGGGCTGCCCAGAAGGGCAGTCCGACGCAGCCAAATACGTTTGTTGCTGCTGTAAGCGGGGCAGCCGCATTTATTTTGAGGGTAAACAGCGGGGATACACACTTGACAAACAGGCTGGCAGACATGAACGCGCTGCTGGAAAGCGCCGACCAATGTATAAAGGGCAGCGGGTGGAAAGAGAGCGCGCAAAGATTTGAGGCATGTGAAATGCTGGCGTGCTACGCGCTGAGACGCGGGATATTGGGCGGGACGCTTGAAATGCAGCGGGGACGCGGTTTTGTGCAGATGGAGCGTGGCAAGGCAAGATATATCAAGGCACCTGCGTTTGCCGACCGCGTAGTTCAGAAAACGTTGGTACGTAAAATTCTCCTCCCCGCAATAACGCCGCTGCTTATTTATGACAACGGCGCGTCCATTGAGGGGAAAGGCAATGACTTTGCGCGCAAGCGCTTTGAATGCCACATCCGGAAGCACTTCAGGGAGCGTGGGGACAACGGCGGGTACATCCTGTTCGGGGACTTCAGCAAATACTTTGACAACCTGCTGCATAGCCGCATAAAGGAAATGTGCGGAAAATATTTCCCAGATGATGGAGAACTGGAAGTGTTCTGCCGGATTATCGACAACTTTCGCCCGGATGTATCGTATATGAGCGATGAAGAGTATGGGCGCGCGCTCCACGAAATATATAACTCCATGGAACATATGGGTTATGAGGCAGACGGCAAAAGCGGCAGAAAGAAACTGCTGGCAAAGGGCTGCGACATCGGCGCGGAATTGTCGCAACCAATAGGAGTGTTTTACCCGCACGCAATAGACAACTGGTTTAAAATCGTGCGCGGAGTAAGGTTCTATGGACGGTATATGGACGACACCTATTTCATAGGCGACACTGTGGAAGAACTGGTGGAGTACCGACGCGAGCTAAAGGAACAGGCAGACAAGCTGGGTATATTCCTGAACGAAAAAAAGACGCGCATTGTCCCGATAAGGAAACCGTTCGTGTGGCTCAAAACCAAGTATACGCTGACAGGTACGGGAAGGCTTGTGCGCAACCTCAACCACGACGGCATTGTGCGGGAACGGAGGCGGATAAAGTATTTGGCGCGGCAGCTTGAGCGGGAACGGGTGACGAAGAAGTACGCCGAAAACTGCTATCGCTGCTGGCGGCAGGCGCGGAAGAAATTCGACACCCACCACAGCATAGAATGCCTTGACCGGTTGTACCGGGAAATCATAGGTCCGATTAACGTTTACAAAAGCTAAAACAAGGGGGTTTTAACAATGGCATTGACTTACAAGGAACTGTACGAGCAAATGGAACGGAAGCAGGACAAAATAAACTTTCTCAAGGGATTGCTTACCAGCACGGAAAGTCCCGTGGGGGACTGGAAAGTAATCAAAATTTACGAGGCGCGGCTAAAGGGCGTGGCTGATCCGTATGACCTGGATGCACTTGTTGCCAACCGTCAGCAGGTCCGCGACAAGATTAACGAAGTGCAGGCGGAAGAGGACGAAACGGCGGCGGAGTAAGCACGGGCTGTCGGCAGGCTAAAGGTGGATTTGCAGGCACAGAACAGAGGATAGAGTACAGTGGACGAGGCACTAAAATTCATTTTGCCGACAATCGGCACGGTAATGAGCACGGTAGCGGTGGCTTACATCAAGTCACTGATGGCGAGGCAGGACAGGCGGGACGCGGAGAACGTGGCAATACGGCACGGGCTTTGCGCGCTGCTGCGGGACAAGCTGCTGTGGCTGCACTCAAAGCATTCGGCGGCGGGCGGCGTAACGGCGGACGATTTGGACAGTTTTGACGAGCTTACAAGTGCGTATGAAGGTCTGGGCGGCGACGGCGTTGTACACAAGGCGCATGCGGAGGTACATGCCCTGCCGCTGCTGACGGGCAAGGAAAGGACGGGCAGGCAATGAGCGGAAAGGGTGGCGCAAAAAAATTTGTGTATATGCTGATGGAACACGGGCAGTATTCGCTTACGCGGGTACTGCCTGTTACGGTGAGCGCGGTATATTTGCTGTGTGCGATATACGGCACGCTGACGGGCAAGGCGTGGGCGGGCTTCGGTGATTTTACAAGCGTCGAGGTCGTGTGCATTGTTGCCGTGCTGGGAAACAAGATAGGATATTTGAAATACGACAAGCTGGGCATGGGCGACAAGGACGGTACGGCTACACAAAGGGGAACAAGTGCTTTTGCGAAAGGGCAGGCGATTTAAATGTTATCGGAACATTTTTCAGAATTTGAAATGTGCTGCCACCATTGCGGGCAGCTGCCTTCGGGCGGCATAAGCTCCGTGCTGCTGAGCAAGCTTGAGCTGCTTAGGGCGAGACTGGGCACGCCGATAATCGTAACGAACGCTTACCGCTGCCCAACGCACAACGCGAACGTGGGCGGCGTATGGAACAGTCAGCACGTCAAGGGGACGGCGGCGGACATATGGGCGCCGGGCTACTCCGTCGATGCACTTGCAAATGCAGCGGCAGAAGTCGGTTTTGACGGCGTGGGACGATATTACAGGCAGCAGTTTGTACATGTGGACGTAAGGGACGGCGGCGAAAGTCCAAACTATTACACGTGGACAGATTTTGACTAACGGCAGCTGGAAAAAGACTGCCGTATTTGCCGTATAAGGCGGGCTGTGATGGAAACGGGTATAAATAGTTGCGTTGCTATGTAAAACGGCGTGGCGGGGCTATACGGCGGTTAAAACGGGGAGTGAAGAAAAATGCCAGCTGAACGGGAAATTCAAACGAAAAGTTACGCACTTGCTGCACTGGAAGGCGGTATGAACACGGCTGTAGCGCCAGACAGGATAGCAGAGAACGAAGCGCAGCTGATCCAGAACTTTGAGTACGACAAGGGACAGCTGCGGATGCGTGGGGGATACGGCAAGAAGATAGTTTCCGTTGACGGGTATGATTCCGTAGCGAGCATGTATTACGATGGGCGCACGGGAATGAGTCTGCTGTTCGGCAAAAGCGGCGACGTATTTACAACGTACCTTGCAGAAGGGACAATACCCACAAATATAGGCAAGGTTACGGGCACGGCGGTGCACCCGTGCTGCTGCACGTTTGGCGACTACATTATGATTGCAAGCGGCGGCAAGCTGCAATACTACGACTACGGTACAAAAAAACTGGCTACCGTGAGCAGCAGTTATGAGTGTGACAATTGCTTCCTGCGAGACGGACGGCTTGTTACGTCGAAACAGGGGGATGACAATCTCCGGTATTCCAGCATAGGCGATTGCACGAGCGACGAGGCGTGGACGGAAGATACTAACATTGAAAGCCAGGCGCAATGGTTTGAAATTGGCTACAAGGACAACGGGGACATTATTACTTGTCTGCCGCTTTCGGGAGACATAATGGTATTTAAAAGCAGCGACACGATTTACGACGTGAGCGGGCAGTGTCCCGACATTACAATTTCGCTTACAGCAGTACAGACCCACGCAGAAAATTATCGCCCAAGCATCATCAACATGGGCAGTACAATAGCCTTTGTGACCGACATGGGAATACGCACCCTGGAAGCTGTGCAGTTGTACGGCAACTTTGAGGTTGGTGAAGCGGGGTACAAGATAAACAAGTCAATAACAAAAAACGGATTGTTGCACCCACAGACGTGGAATCTGCTAAGCAAAAGACAGCTATGGATTCGCCCGAACATCGGAGACAAGAAAACGTACTATATCTACCAGTACGATATGCAGATAGGGTACAAGTTTACGTTTGCCGACGACATAGAGGACATAGCGGAAACAGACAGCGGGGTTGTACTGGCAATTGGCGGCGGGCTTTACCTGATGAACTACGACTATGCGGACGACAACAGAACCCCGATAGACGGGGTTATCAAGAGCAAGCTTTTCACAACTCCGCATAAAATAATCACACGGGGATTGGACGTATATATAGACGCTGGCGAGCATGAGGGCACAATGCAGTTCAGGATAGGGACGAGGGTGAAGACAATTGACGTGCAGAGCAAGCGGCGCATATATCCGTTTTATAACAACACGAGAGGCTTTGAAGTGGAGCTTAGAACAAGCGTGCCGATGAAATTTAATCATATTGACCTGTATGCCGTTGAGGTGTAGATGGCAATGACGGATCACACGTTTCAACAGCATATGCAACAAAGGGGGAGAAACGGAGGCAGCGGAATGATTGGTGACAACAATACAGGCGGTGCGGGCAAGACAAGTGGAGAAACGGGCAACGGGAAGAAGATAAACCGAGGGACCGCAAGAACGCTTGCCGAGTGGATTGCCTATTACGAGGAAAGCCTGGGTGAGAAGATGGACGTGCCGGGCGGCTTTGAGATTTACTACCTGCCGGAACGTGGGTTTGCGTTCATGCGGCCGGTGGTAGACGACAGCAACGGGGTGCGTACTGTGTTCGTATACCATGTTTGCGGCGACGCAAGGTTCTGGCGCGACGTTGCGGAGCTGATGGCAATGCAGAACAGGCTTACCGCAATCATCACGTATTGCGTACGTGAGATACTGCCGTACATAAGGTTTTTCCACTGGCAGATAATGGAAACATATGAGCTGGGAGACGACGGGAGCGGCAGACCAATGCGGAGATACGTGTGCCGCGATATGCGCGGGCGGCGAGTTGTGTGTACGTTCCACCATGTAAACGATGTGAACGACAAGCCTGTATATACGGTGTCGCAGGAACTTGACCACCTCTACGGGGAGAGGGACGGAGAAAGCGAGAGCTACGGCACGCTGGTAGATAACCCACATTACGACGGGGAGAAGGGCGGCGAACGGTAAAATGGACAGAAGCAGGGTACGCTTTTTGACACGCGATATTGACCCACTAGGAGTTATTTGCGGGCTGAAGCATATTGCCAGATACAAGGGCAAGGGGAGCAGCAGCACGACAGTGCAGAGCTATACGCCGACAGCAAACGAGGATGCGCTTACAGGGGAATCGCTAAAGTATGCGCGGGCGGTATCGCCGAACGCACTGTACCTGAACGACACGGCGTACAAGATTTTGGCGAACAGCATAGGCGCGAACCAGTATGACTTCAATTCCGCCAACAACAGGGCACAGGGCCAGATAACAACGGCGCAGAACGGAATAACAAACCTGACGAACGGAGTATTGCCGTCAGCGTACCAGACAAATATGGAGAATTCAATAAAAAGTGGCGTGCAAAACAGTGTGGGCAGTATGTTAAGCGACCTGTCCAACAGGGGGATAGTTAACAGCAGCGTGACGAACACAGGCATGGCAGGAATAGAAGACAGCGCAGCGAGCGCGATGGCAGATGCATACACCAACAACATATCAACGCTGAGCGGGTTGTACGGGCAACAGATAGACGCGGCGGGGCAGGGCATTTCCACGGCTGCCGCAGCGCAGGAGGCGGCACAGCAACCTGCGCTGAATTTGTGGAATGCTTCATTGGGACTGAACAGCGCGACAACGGGTGCGCTGAGTGCGATAGCCGGCAAACAGGGCAGCACGACCAGTAGCACGAACAGTAAGACGAGCAGCGGCGCGCTTTTCGGCAGTCTGCTGAGTGGCGCAGCAAGTGCGATGCTAAAGTAAGTCAGTATTACGGGGGCGGTGACGGGACAAATGGCAAAAGACAGAAGCACGGGATACTGGGACGATTCTGATAACGTCGGCGTATACGCGAAGAAGATAGCGGAAGACCCCGCATTTGGCATTGGTTACACACTGGGGCATTTGTGGAAGAAGAATTACAACGACCGCGGGATAAACAAAGAGTTGGAAGACCTGAGGTCGCAGTTCGGAAACAGTTCGACAGGCGCAGCGGGCAGCGCGGAAACAGGCATGGCAGTGCAGGCGGGAGAAGAAAACCGGGGACTTTCGATACCGGCACAGAATGCGCGGAATGCGCTGATTGCCGATACAAACAATGCGACGGGCTATGGCGGAAACGGCGAGTGGGGCAGAATGAAGCTGCTTGACGAGACGCGAAGCGACAATCAGCTTGGACAGACCGCATACAGTAACGGGCGGCAACCGCAGACGCTGTACCAGCAGATGGCACACGATGTGCTTGCTGGTAACGGGGGCGGAAGCGCTTACGCATACGGACTTGGCAGGGGAAATTACAGCATTGCAGACGGGATAATGCCACAACAACAGGCACAACAGGATGTGGGCAGCTATGGCGGTGACGGATTACAGCAACAGCAGACAAGCGGAGCGGCGGCGTTACCGGCAAACTTTGACGCAACAGCTACGCTGGCAGAGTTAAGACAGAAGTGGCATAAGAATGGGCGTACCGCTTACCAAATAGAAAAACTTACGGAGCTTGCGACGCCAATGTTGGAGAAGGCGCAGCAACAGGTCAACCGCAGGGAAGCCAACCGCATAATGAGCGCAATGAGCGGGCTTGACCCGACAAACGCGGAGGATCGTGACATACTGAAGCAGGGTGTGATTAGTCTTAATCGATACGACCCGGCAGCGGCAAAGGTGTATGCGAACGACATCATTACAGGCAACCAGATATGGGACAGGAACAACAAGCTGGCGGATTCAGCTGCCAATTTTGAAAGGCAGCGGACACTTGCAAACGAGAACGCCACGCGGCAGCTGGAGCTTATGATGAGACGGCAACAGATTCGGAACGGCACGGATGGGGAAAAGCTTCAAACGCAAATAAACGTACTAGGGCAGAATGGTTACAGCGACAAGGATATTTTGCCAATGGTCACCAACAGACGTAGCGGCAACGGAAACGGCAGCGGTAGCAGTTCCACAAGCAGCAACAGCGGCTACAAAGTTTCGAGCAAGACGGAAGATTACCTGTACGACCTTGCGGCGCAGGCAGACATGGAAAAGGAAACATGGGATCCGGACGAGCATGACGGGCAACAGTGGCAACCGAGCAAAATACAACAATATGCGCTTACGTTCCGCGACAACGCCGCGTATAAGGCAGCACACGACGGTAGGAACCAACAAACGCCGCTTGCGCAGTACCCGCAAAACAGTGTCATAAAGATGATGCAGGACGCGTATAATAGCGGGCGTTATACGCGGGAACAAATAGAAGATGTTCTGGTAAAGGAACGCCCGGACGATTACGGAAACTTAATAAAATGGTTATTCGGTGACAACGGGCGATTTGTACACAGTAACGAATAACCAATGGTGAACACAACACGCAATGGTTTCAGGGAGTCAAGGGAGAAATTACAATGGCAATGAGCACACCCAAAGGTCTGTTTGACGACTACGACAAAGAAAACAAGAACCAGTCGGGCTTTATAGATTCAGTCTTTGCGAAGCACGGATACACCGCATTCGACACCGGCATGGATTATTCGCAGAGTCTGGATGCCGCAAATGCTGCGGTGCGCGATTACGCGGAAGAGAACAGGCAGGCGCAGGCGTTTAAACAGAACAGAACCGGCGGACTGTCCGTCCAGAGAAATTTGTCGGGACAAACATCCGACATGCTGAGCGGAATGGGGCGGCAGCCTGCACAATCCGGAAATGACAGAGGCACGGTTAGCGACGCCGCAAGACGCATTTTAGGTGACAACGCCGACGAGCTGTCCAACTATGGATTGCTTAGCGGTCTGACGCCCGGAGAATATTCCGACGCAGACCTAAAAAAAATAGACAACGATCCATATCTCAGCGCACTTGATACCGCGTATGACAGCACCGGCAGGCAAGAAGCCGCACGTAAAGCAGAAAGGGCGGCAGACGACGGCTATATCAGTAGTTTTACCAAGGGCGCGATGGCTAATGCTGCCGGCGTAATAAGTGGTCAGACAGACGCTGTAAGCGCATTGTTGGGGACGGATGGAACAGTCGGCACGGCGATCAACAAATATGCCAGGGACAACGCGCGAACCAGGGACTACACGTGGCGGGACATTTTGAGCGATCCGCTAAGATATGGAAGCGATCCGAGCGGACTTACATACGACCTGGGCGGGCTTGTCGGTTCTTCCGGCACACTGCTGGGCGAAACCGCGGCAATAGGCGCAATGCTCCCCGGAGCCGCTACGAGTGCGGTAACAGGCGCAATCGGCACGGCCGCGACAAAGATGGGGTTAAAGTGGCTGCCGAAGGTGTTGTTTAAAAACGGCGTAAGCGGAGAACTTACCAACGCCGGCAAGTTGCTTGTAACCAACCTGACGAGTACGCCAATGGAAGCGCTGAGTGAGGGCGGCGGTTCGTGGCGCGAGCTGATGTACGACGACGAAGGAAACATGATACCAAACGCGGATCCGGACGCCGCGCGACGGGCAATGCTGACGGACACAGGACTTAACATGGCCGTATTGTCGTTCAGCAACACCCTTGAGAGTACGGGATTAGGCAAAGCAATCTCCGCAGCAGGAGGAAAGAAAAGGTTTACCGCCATGCTCAAGGGCGCCATATGGAACGCATTGCAAAACGGCTGGGAGGAAGGCGCGCAGAATACTGCGCAGGAATACAGTACGGGCAAACGCGACGACGTTTCGGCGATTCCCAATCCGCTTGTGTGGAGCGACGATTCAAAAACGCAGGCGCTTATCGGTGGAATAACAGGCGGCGTACAGGGCGGCGCGTTTGCCGGCATAGGTTTCCGGAAAGGCAAGGACGCCGGCGACGACCTGAACCAGACCGCAACCGCAGCAAAGCTTTCCTCTGACAATGTAAGGACAAGCGCGGAATTTCCGGAGGCGCAAAAGGCGATACTTGAGAGCAAAACGGCAAACCCGATTGAACGGATGAGGCTGCTCGAGGGCAGGATACCATACGAGGCAAGCGACGGGACGAACTGTATGCGCACCATAGGACTTGCATATGCAGGGACGCCTTACGAGAATGTTGTTAACGTTGACGAGGCAGTAAACATTGCAAGACAGAATGGGCAGTATCATGAAGTCGGCAGCGGGTATGTGCCAAAGCCGGGAGACATCGCAGTTGTTAACGGCGGGAACCACGCCGTAATGGTGACCGAGAACGGCGGAACCATACAAAACGGTCAAAGCAAGAACGGCGTATATGAAACGGATGCCACGCCGGAGGAAATGTTCGGCGGGAATGTAGCGTACATTTCTCCGGGGACAGTCGCCGGCAACGGTATGAACGCAATGGCGCAGGAGCACTTTTCAGACAGGGAGGCGCTTGGCGCACTTATTGAGCAGAACGGTGACGACGGGCAGAGCATATACGATGACATAGAGCTTAGTAACGAAGTATCAAGAATAATTCTAAGACATGACGACAAGGCCGCGGGCAAGCTTGTCAACAAGATGATAGACGACGGCACATGGACCGGGCGTATGCCTTTGCGGGAGGGGGAAGCTTCCGCAGCCGAAAACGAGAAGAACGAGGAACAGCAAAATACTCCGACCATGATGCAGAAACCGGCGGCAGGCGCAATGCAGCGCGAAGCGCAGGACGTTCGGGCGCAAGGGACGAGAGCGGCAGAGGAAATACTGAATGGGACGAAGGAGCCGACACAAACGGCAGAACGGACAGAAAAAGACGCCGTAAGAGCAACACCGCTTGACAATGGCAGGAACGGAGCGGCACCGTGGAACGGGGAAAACGCTGTAAATGAAAAACCTGTGCAGGCACAGCAGGGGAACCGAAATGTGCCGGCAGGACCGCAGCAGAGAGTGCGGCAAGCGGGGACAGTACAACAGCAGCAGGAAGTGCCGCAAACGGACGAACAGGGCAAGGAACCGACGCCTGGATTTATAGGGCTTGTCGAACGTATGGACAGCGGTGACGAGGCGGCACGTGCGGCGATTGAGCGGAACCACGCAAAGAAAGAGAAAATAGAGGAAGCGCGGCGCATTATAAGGGAACGGAGCGAAGAAGCAGCTGCGCAAGAAAAACAGCAGGCACAAGTGACAAGACTGACGGGCGGCACTACTCCTATGCCCGAAAATGAACATATGCCTGTGCAGACGGCAGGCGGCACGAACAACGCAGCCACGCAGAATATGGGAGCGACGCAGCCGACTGTGGGCGCGGCAGGACAGGGTGCGCCAATCAGCGCAATGGAACGGGCATTAGGCAACGAAACCGCACAGGGGAAGGGAGTGACGAACAATGCCGGGAGTGAACAAA